AAAAAAAACAAGATAGAAAAGAGCTTATCGAGACAGATAGACAAAAAAATTCAACAGACAATATATCTCCAAGGCTACTAATCAAAAGAAAACAGATGGAGTCATATGATTTAGTAGACTTTATAACTGGAGATCTAATAAAAATCTCAGAACCAGAATTAGACAAGCCAGTTGAATATCCACATGTTAAATTCAAAGATGCAAAAAGTAAACCCTCATTGAAAGTCAGAGGGGTCCAGGCAAGCCTCACACAGATTAGAGCTGCTGTGTTATCATTCATTAAAGGAAATAAGATGCTCCCAAGTGCTATTACACATTATCTCTACATTTTAATGACTGACATCATCACTGACGAACTAGAAGCTGATTGGGTCTCATACACAATAACAATACCTAAAGGAACAATTACTCCTGGCCATTTAGTTGATTTAACCTTGGATGACTCCACAGCTTGGACCGACATTACAACTCCTGAACTTTTAGATCGTCAACATGATCCGTATTTGCTATTATGTCTTATGTGTATGTATCGATTTGCCGCATCTCATGAAAAACAACGAGAGATTTTGGCCGAAAAAATCAAGTCAATGTTAAGCCAAGCAAGACATGATCAATTTCTTCCCACAATGATCCAAGCCTCCAATACGAATCTTCCTTTGATGGTGTCCAATCCTCAACTTGACTTCCTAGTGGCTTGTTTAGATATGTTTTTTGTTAGATTCCCTAGAAATGAATTTGCCGGGGCAAGATTTGGAACTATTATAACAAGATATCAAGGATGTTCTGGATACTCAAACCTGGTGCATTTCAAGAAGATTCTAGGTATAGAAAATATTCATAAAGCAGTTGAATGGTTTTTTAGCCCTCAAATGAGATTAGAAATTCTCCAGATGACAGCATCACCAGAACAGGAATGGGTTCAACCACATTCTTATCTTCCTTATATGATGTGTTTTCGATTATCAGAAAAGAGTCCATACTCTGCAAATAACAATCCAGCAATCCACACTCTGACTCACATAGTTGGCACTCTTTTAGGAAATGTCCGTTCAAAAAATGCCATACTGCTGGGGAGTGTGAGTATGATTCCAATAGCTGTAAACGCTGCAATTATTTACCTAACCCATCGTCATCTAGTAGGTCTAGCAATTCAGTTTGCGAGCAAGAAATCTAGAGATCGATTGGTTAAAATTAAGGCATTGACCGAGACATACGCTGGTGATTTAACATCGCCCAAACTTGAGGCTCAATCTGCAGCTGAATGGTTTAGTGCATATGAAGAAAGAGACTATAAACTTGAAGAAGGAGAGATTAGAGCAATTCAAAGCGCAATTCAAACAATCGAAGAACCAAGACAAGGAACAATCGGACATTGGGTAAGCAGAAATTTCTTACCATTATTGACAAACAAATCAGAAGAATAGAAATGCAACACATGAAAAAAATGGGGTAAATAAGAAAAGACAACAGATATGAAGCGTAGGATGTCAAGCAACGAATTAAAGGACTTAAGAGCAGGTACAGAGTGGGATTTGCCCGCTTCCAAATTGAGGAAATTGCAAGAAGCAGGTGTTTTAAATAGGATATACGAGCAGCAACAAACAAGTACTATAGATCCAACTATCGGACTGGACCCTTCAATAATGGAGCATGATTATGATGAGACAGATCATACTTTAAGTTTAGGGGATTCCCTTATGAGAAGTCCTGATTATTTGATTCCCCCAGAGGACAAAGAGGAGGAAGAAACTCTTTCTGAAACCAGTAGAGAAGATGAAAATTCAGCTAAATATCCAGAGTTTGAAGGCAGTGTAATGGAAACTTTCCAAATAGATGTAACTAGTCCACACCATTTATCAGATCCTGAGTTACTTTGCAGAAAACTGACTCATTTAATCAAATTAGTTGGAAATGGTAGAATTAAACCTGAACAAGTAAAGTTTGTTCACAAAAACGTAGAAAAACCTAACACCAAAATAATTCAGGACAAAGGAGACAATACTATAGATTCTCTAGAAGCTAAAGAAAATCTCACTCTTAATGAAGATCATAAAGAAACAAGAGAGAGATCAGCTCAATCAAAGAGAGCTAGTCAAAAGGTAGATAATGATGAAAAACTATATGAGTCTCATCCCTTTATAAAACGAATTGCAGATGGAGTAGAAATTCCACATATCTTGAATCCGAAAAGAACGTTAAAAATAGATAAAGAACATCCTGATTTCAATTTAATAAGAATTAAGGAAGTTTATCCGAAATATCATCAATTTCCTAAAGATTTTGCAAAATTTTTGATAACTATAGCACAAATGTCTAAAAAATGGGATTTTTATAGAAGAACTTATAATTGGGTGTTATTTGCGGAAAGTGGGATGGAACATTAAACTAAGAATGAAAAACATGAAAAAAAGTAACAGAGGCTATATAGAGATGAACAGATTAAGAAAAATTCCTCCAAAATTAAGGAGAGAGAACGGCAAGCCCAGCTCCTCCACTGGAGCGGCTCACACATCTCAAGTATCTGATTCATCTCAATGGACAACAGTTCATTTTACCGTACCTGAAGGTACAGGTTCTTCAAGAAGAGTTTCTTTAATCAAAGGAAACTGGACTGTGACAGGAACATTGAGAGTTTCATGTGACAAAAATTTGACAAATTGGTCTATGATGGAAAGAACTTTGGAACATATTTTAGATGTTTATGACGGAAATATGGTTTTTAAGCCCTTAATTTTATTATTTTATTGGATTTTAGGAGTAAATTTGGCACCCATTCCTGGTCCCAGCAATCGGCATTGTTGGGGTGTTGATTTTGGCGAACCTATATCATTAAATCATCGGATTGAATTAATTGGATCTCAGGATTTTGGTTATTCGAAAAATTTTGCAAGTAATTTTAGAGGTCACAAATTCACGGTAGAATTCAATATCAACTTCGTGCATACACAAAGAAGAACCACTAGCGTTGTGACAATTGTTAATTCACAAGTTCCTCACTTCAAAGACCGTAGGAGGTTCAGAGAACTGTTGGAGGGAAGTCAGATATCTTACGAATATACTGAAGAAGAAGGATTAGTCCTCACTTAAACTCACTCTGTTCATTACTCAAATTTTGAGTAGTTCATGAAAAAAACTACAACATAAGTCAATACCGTGAGACAATCATGGCAAGACTACTCAAGTATTTGATAGTGATCATTTTGGTATTAAAGTTCGTTAATAAATCCCATCAATTACTTTACCCGTTCTCTAAAGGAGGATCTTGGTCTATTATAGAACCGACCAATATTAAATGTCCAAACCCGTATCAAGTTTTTGACCCTGAGATCCATGTGAGATTAGATGAGTATACAGCGAATGAATACTCATTTTCATCTATCCCCGTAGTTCCAGGGTATCTTTGCCACAAGGTGAGACATTTCGTCACTTGTACAGAGAATCTTTTTGGATCAAAAACCCTTCACAGAAAAATTAGCCCAGATAAAATTTCTGAAGGAGAATGTTTGGAGGCTGTCAACAAATATAAACAGGGAACACTAATAATAGGAGATCAACCTGACCCCATTTGTCATTATTTTGAAGAAACCGAAGTTAGCAAATCTGAAATTTATATTTCAGATCATAATGTCTTATTTGATCCGTACACTCTTAATTTATTAGATCCAATATTCCCCAATGGAAGAGGATCCGGGAAAATTGTTGAAACCATACATAGTGAGACTATTTGGATTAAATCTAGAAGGAAAACAGAAGTAGTGTGTGATGATATGATTCAAACTAAAGGATTTATTTATCAAGAAAAGCAGTACTTGAATAGTACGAAATCTAAGAGCACTTTTTTACAACTAGAGAACGGGCGCACCTTCGATTTATCAAAAGCTTGTAAAATGAACTTTTGTGGAATTGGAGGATTCCGGATGAAGACGGGAGAATGGTATCAGTTCACTAAACAAAATAAAATCCCTAGTATGAAATTTTCTGAAAATCTTCCAATCTGTGAATTGAATAACACTATTTACTTTGAGCGTGATCCAAAAGTAAACCCTGAAAAAATATCCTCATTAGCTATTTCCACCCATTTAAAGTGCTTAGAAACTGTTTCGAAGATTCTAGAAGGAAGAGCCATTTCACAGTTTGACATTTCGTTCTTAACTCAACCTAGAAAAGGAAATGGAATTATGTACTGGATAAAGAGAGGAAAAGTTTTCCAATCTCAGTGTGTTTACTCAGAATTAATTCCTAATGGGAAAAATTCATCATCTGGTGTAATTGGAACTGATACTAAGGGCAATATTGTCATCGAACAGAACATGGACAAAATTCCAGGAACTACAGGAACTTATAATCTTCCTAACGGATTTATGATAATTGATGGAAAGTTAATAATACCGCCTGGACTTATACTTTCTGAAACAATACATCTGTCATTATTGAAGCCCCACAAATTAATTCCTTTTCATCACCCGATGGTCACCAAGGCTCAAGTAAGCTCAGATTTCCCGGAGAATTGGGAAGATATCCATTTCAATTCAACTTCCTCTAAATGGTTGTCTTGGAAATATCACATCCCTTGGTGGCTGAATTGGAAAACATGTATTCAAGTGGGTATTGGAATTATTGTATGTCTTTTGCTTTTATTGATGATCTTAAGTTGCATTAAATCTTTCTTCATTAAGTTTGCTCAGAGCACATTGAAATTTAGATACTCGAGGGAAAAAGTTAAAACTGTAAACACTCTTGAAGCTGATCAAAGTCTAAATCCTATGACCTTGTCAGAGTTTTAAATCATGAAAAAAACTAACAGAAATCAATAGAAGGGAGGAAAAACATCACAAAAATGGACTCTGAACAAGCTTGCATAGAAGACTCATTACCTGGAATTGATTTTGAGAGTGATCCCTTCAACATCAAAGACATATTATGTGACAAGGAATTAAATAAAAATGTCATGAAACATTTAAGTAACCAAGATTATTCATTAAATTCAGCTTTAGTAATTGATGAACTTGAAGCTTTTACAAATTGGTTGAAAAATGACATAGCATCTCCAAGATGGAAAAAGTCTGATTGGGAAATACTTAGAATTCATTATCGGAGTAAAATGAGTTTAAAGACATTAAAGGATCCAGTGACTTTTACAAATTGGTTCGGAGAATTCAATCTAAAGACCGATTACGTGAAACACCCTCATTTTATTAGTATTTTCGACGACTCCCAGTCAAACTCTAGATTAACGAGACCGGTTGTTGACGCATTTGTCTTAGGAGTTTTTGGAAAAATCTTAAATTGGTCAAAACTCGACAATATTCAATTACCCAATGAATGTGCCAAGTGGGGTTCATATTTCTGGGAACTTCATTTAATTTCCCTTTTGCTCAACTGCACTACAACAAAGGAAGCAAGATATTTGGTGAGCTTAGCCGAGTGTGAACTCTTAATAACTCCCTTCACGAAACGAACAAAGTATATTTTTGAATACCAAACAAGAAATTTCGGAACCTGCATTGTCGGACTCGGATACTGTAATTTTATTACTTTAAGAAGATTATTGGATCGGAATACAATCTTAATGCTAAAGGACACATATATTGCTCGATTCAATACTTTGTTCACCTTAACATACAGAGTTGATGGACTTTATGGAATCAAAGCTTTTGAATCAATGAAAACTTTTTATCGGCTTGGTGATCAAATTCTAAAAGAGGGAGGAACAAGAGCATATGACTCGATTAAATTAATTGAGCCAATTTGCAATAACAGAGTTGCTAACTTAGCTCAACAATTTCGACCATCAATTCCTATCCTCAATGAATTTGAGCAACATATTATTTCTTCTGTTGAAAAGGCCAAGATGACAACTCCATCAGTTGAATTACTTTATCAGAAAGTTGAAGCAGAAACTGATGTAGATATAATTTTGACTCTATATGGGTCATTTAGACACTGGGGTCACCCTTACATAGACTATTTCACAGGGCTAGAAAAACTATACGAACAAGTCTCTCTGGATAAAAAGATTGATCTCAAATATGCGGAGTTACTTGCTAGTGATTTGGCATTCTTAGTAATTAAAGATCAATTTCAAACAAAAAAGTGGTGGCCTGTTGATAAAGAAAAAGTCCCTGAAGATCATCCACTAAAAAAGTATATCATGAACAACACATGGCCGAATAATAGCACAATCGTAAATTTCGGAGATCATTGGCATGAGTTGCCTTTAATTAAATGTTTTGATATACCTGATGTTGTGGACCCATCTATTATTTATTCAGATAAAAGTCATTCCCTCACCAGATCAGAAATAAAAAATTATTTAACCCTTCATCCAAATTCATCGATACCCTCTAAAAAAGTTCTCTCCACACTTTTAGAAAGCCCAAGCACAAATTGGCCGGAGTTTCTACAACGAATAAATGATTTTGGGATCTCAATTGAACATTTAGTGATTGGTTTAAAAGAGAAAGAAAGAGAGTTGAAGATAGGAGGAAGATTTTTCGCTTTAATGTCTTGGGAGATTAGAGATTATTTTGTAATGACAGAATATTTAATTAAAACTCATTTTGTGCCTCTCTTTGACGGATTAACAATGGCTGATGATCTAACAACTGTTATCGGAAAGATTTTGCGAAACACTGAAGGACAAGGAGAAGATGGATATGAAAGTGTCACCTTCGCAGATCATATAGATTACGAAAAATGGAACAATCATCAGAGAGGAGAGGCAAATAATCCAACTTTCAAAGTTATGGGACAATTTTTAGGATACCCCAATTTAATTCAGAGAACTCATGAAATATTTGAGAAATCATGGATATATTATAATCGAAGGGGAGACTTATTGGGCATCGACGATAATGACAACCTTTTCAATAAAGGGCAACACAGAGTTTGTTGGAATGGGCAAGCCGGCGGACTTGAAGGACTCAGGCAAAAAGGGTGGAGTATAGTAAATCTCTTAATTCTTAAACGGGAGAGCAGAACTGTTAATACCGACATTAAGGTCTTAGCGCAAGGAGATAACCAAGTAATTTGCTCTCGATACAAACTGAGAAAAAGTCGAAATCCAGACCAATTATATAACAACCTCATGGATATTAGTAAGAACAATAAAGCTCTAATGGATAGAATTGCGGAAGGAACAGGGAAATTAGGACTAATTATTAATCACGATGAGACCATGAAAAGCACGGAATTTCTGAATTATGGAAAAACCTGTGTCTTTAGGGGTAATATTAGGAATCTGGAAACAAAGAGATGGTCTCGGGTAACTTGTGTAACAAATGATCAATTACCGACGATGGCTAATGTCTTATCAACAACTTCCAGCAATGCACTGACTGTCTCTCATTTTTCTGACTCTCCTATAAATTCTATTATTTTATATAACTTCTATGGACATTTTGTTCGAATTATTTGTGAAAAGCACAATCCAGCAATCAGAGGCCCCTTACATTCAATCCTAAAAATTTCAGAGATTAAGTATATGTATGATCTTTACTACTTGATATCTTCTTTATATTTGGATCCCTCTATTGGTGGTGTTTCCGGTATGTCTTTAACAAGATTCTTAATCAGAGTCTTCCCCGATCCAATCACTGAAAGTTTAACATTTTTGAAAATAGTTCACGACAATACATCAGATGCAGAAATAAAAAAGATAATGCGTCAACTTGGTAATCCGAAAATTCTTCCGGATTCAGAACCTGATATATCAAAATTACTAGAAGATCCTTTATCATTAAATATTCCACATGGCATCGATGCTGTTAACATGATAAAGGAAAGAATTAAAAAGTCCCTATATCTCTCAGCTGACAAAATTCAAAACTCAATAGTGTCAAAGGCCGTTCAACACCAACGGGACTATGAACTTTCTTTTGTTAATCATCTCAGAGAAATAGAACCTCTTTTTCCTAGATTCTTAAGTGAATATTATGCTGCTACATACTTTGGAATTGTTGACACAATAATCGGATTATTTCAAAATTCCAAAACTATTAGAAATCAATTCAAAGGAAGTCTCCAGATTGAATATGATTCAATAGTTATAAGATCTGAGGTGTATTCTCTAAAAGTTCTGATGGGAATAATAAGACGACCACCAACTTCATCACAAATGTGGAATTGCTCAGCCTCTCATGCTGATCACTTAAGATCATCATCATGGGGTCGGTATGTTCATGGAGCTACAGTACCTCATCCGGCTGAGATGTTAAAAATACCTGAATTAACAAGAGGTATATGCGGACACTGCAATGAACCATTTCCACATTATTTATACCTGTCTGTGTTAATTCCTAAGGGATTTAAGAACCTAAAAACTCATAAAGGGACTTGTTCTGCATATTTAGGCTCATCAACCCTTGAATCAACTAGCATTTTACAGCACTGGGAAAAAGAGACTAAAGTTCCTTTATTGAGACGAGCAGCAAATTTAAGGAATTCTATCGGATGGTTCATTCAGCCCGGATCTGCACTGGCACAAAGCATATTAAACAATCTAAGATCATTAACAGGTGAAGACTGGGGTGAACATATCAGAGAATTTAAAAGAACAGGATCAGCATTACATCGATTTAGTTGTTCAAGGCAAAGTAGTGGAGGTTATGCAGCTCAAAATCCTTCCAAACTAACTCGAATGATATCCACTACAAATTCATTTGCAGATCTGGGGAATGTTAATTATGACTTTATGTACCAGAGTTGTCTTTTACATGGTTTAATGGCTGTTGGAGAATTGCATCATGGTATAGAAAATCAAGGCTTTTATCATATTCATATTAATTGTAAAGATTGCGTTAGACCGATTGAAGAAATTACTTTAAACTGTCAAGTAGCTTATAATCATGAAGAGGTTTATACAGATTTAGAAAAGTGGAAGCCAGAAGGAAGTTCATGGGGATCAAAGACCCCTATTATTGAAGTACCTCAAGGAAATTGGGAAATTTTATCAGAAGCGGATAAATCCTACCACATAGGAATAATTCAAGGCTTTATTTTTGGTGATTCTATATGGGGACGTATTTCGAAGGCCTCAGATCCTGCACTTTTCCCTCTATCATTAGCAAAGAAAGTAGTTCCCGTTACATACATGGAAGGACTGCTCACTGGAATAATTAGAAGTAGTGTTTTATCTATAACGCATCAGCGGTTGATGGAGATCCGGGATAAATATCATAGTTTAATAATTGGAAATGCCTGTCTTGTTATTTATGAATTAATTAAAAATCCTAATATTTTGAATATTTGGAGAGAAGAATCATTCCAAAAATTATTTGCATCTGTGTCGCATAGATTGTCTCCATCGTATCCAATGATTGAATTAGATATCGGGTACTCCGGTTCAAATTACTTAATCCATCTATTGGTTTTGCATGGACCAAAATTTTTAAAGTCAAAACATGAGCCTAGGGATTCAAAAATTTGGATTTTCTCAGACACCTACAGATTCGAGATTGTCGCATTGTTAGCAATTGCGGAGGAATGTTGGAGGCTCCTATTAAATGCAAAATTGAACAAAGAAACTAGAAATCAATTGAAAAATCTGAGAGAAGCAGGATCTTGGATCCGAACGTTAAATGAAACTAAAATAGATCATATTCAAATTATTAGTAGATTTCTCACGCCAATAATTTACACGAATCAAGAGGTTAGACATGCTGCTAAAAAACTATTCCAAGAAGAAGTCCAAGTCGAAAAGCCTTCACTCAATTGGAGACTATATTACCGATCTGAAGTTCAAGCTATTGCAGTTGAATTTTCCCCATTTAAATCTGCCTTCCCAGATCCTATGTTGATGAAATTTAGGTACCAGAACCCGTTAATATCTGGATTAAGATTAGCACAATTAGCCACAGGGTCCCATTATAAAATGTCCGGTATTCTGGAATATCTGTCAATTAGGCCACGAGCGGCTATATGTGCAGGAGATGGTTCTGGAGGTTTAACGGCACTGTTAATCAGAACGTACCCTTTTTGTCGGGTGATATTCAATAGTTTATGTGATTACAAAGATGTAAGATTAAAAGGGAATAGTCCCTCTCCTCCATCAGCTATTTTGCATGCATCTGGGAATCCAGAACAATGCCTTAATTTTAGAACGAATTGGCAAAATCCAAATGATCTGAGTCAAGAGGAAACGTGGGAGTATTTTGGATCCATAATTGCTCAAAATTCTTTAATAATTGATCTAATTGTTCTAGACATGGAGGTTTCTGATGAAGAATTAATGGATCAGATTGAAATTTATTCTCTGAAATATCTGTTGAAAATCGGAGCAGTCGGATGCGTTTTAATCTTTAAAACCTATTTAACTAGAATCTTCGGGAGAGAAGAAAATTTATTAACGAGGGTCAAAGGATTATTCTCTAGAGTGGAGGTCTTAACCACCAGTATTTCATCTTCTCAGACAGCAGAAGTTTATATTATAATCTCCAACCCGATTCAAGTAGGAAAAGAAACAGGAATCCACCCAAATTTAGATTCTTTATGGACGGAGGTTCAGAATTTTCCATTATTCAAAACACCTGTCTCAGAATTTAAAAGAGCATTAGAGTTAGACAAAAAGGACTTACTCCGGGGAGTACCTCATTATTTAAAACCCAATCCTGTATTAGAGCTATTGGGAATTTTGGAGAAACTTGGAATTCGCTCTGATTTGTGCCATAGATATGCTGACACTTTCGGAAACAAGCCTCCCAACCCTTACATCCCCTTCCATTTATTAATGTTGTCAATTCATGGACTAGTTCCTTACACAACTGGATTTAGAGAAAAATCAGGTCCTCCATCAGATGGAGTTGTGCTCCGGTTGTCAGCCTTAATTTCAGGCTTTTTTATTTGGATGGGTTTGAAATTAAAAAATTTCCCTATTACTAAATTGGGTCAAAAATTAATAGATGAACATGTCCCATTCAGTTATGAATCCATAAAACAAAACAATTTGTACTTTCATAGCTTTTCTTTATACGAACGAAGGAAAGTAACAAAGATTTTACAACTTGATTCTGAGATGGCATTAATCGGTAATGTAATTCGAGTCTTACAACTTAATTTCTCGAAAGCAACTCGATTCCCGAACGTAAAGCACATAAACTCATATTGTGAGAAATTCAACAAGGCCATCACTTATTCATGGTTTGGCAAAACAACTGGGTTAATTAAAATCCTCCGATTGGAAAAAGATATACTCTTAGAAAAAGATCATCAAGTAAAACAAGTCTCTCTAATTAGTGCAGATCATGTTGGACTATCTAAAGAGCTGACTTATCGAGACTAATTAGCTTGCATGCTTGAGCCGTCAATCAAGGAGTTTCGTGTTGGTTTTCATCGTGTGGTTGGAGCCCGCTTGACCTTGGCTATGCTCTTTTTCTGAATTTGCTCAGCTGCTATATAGGTCAATTCTTTTGCTTGGTACCAATGTTTGGCTTTTTCTAATTTTCATCCATGAAAAAAATGTTTATTTTATAAAATATATCAATGTCTAGATTTAGATTTTCAATTTACTTTTTCCTTGTTTTTTTGCTTGGGGTCAATTCTTTT